GCGATCAGGTTCACCTCGATTTCCAGATCGGAGCCGCGCGGCTGGATCATGTGCGTAGCCGGTGATCGCCAGATGATTTCGCCAAAGGCATCGGGCGGGTAGATTTGCTGATAGGTCACGGCCGTGGTGGATCGCAGCTCGGGCATGGTGTTGCGGATCACCGCGAAGCGCGACCGGCGCTTGCCGTCTTCGCTGGGCGCTTGCTCCTGGCCGAGATCGAGGATGCGCTGGAGGCTGGGCACCGACTTGCCGGAGCCGACCGGCCCGATGATGAAGCTCGCAAAGCTGCGGTCCTGCTTGTAGGCCCAGGCCACCGGGCTCGTCTCGTAGGTCCAGGTCTGCGTCACCATCCGGCCCGCTCCAGCACCGTGAGCGCGAGCTGGGTCGCCCCGGCAGCGCACGACACCGCCAGGACAGCCAGACCGATGATCCGATATCCCGTCACCGCTTCCCCATCTTGATTGCCAGGAAATCCACGATCCTCTCCCCTTCGCCGGTGCGGTCGGCCGTGATCCGCTGCGTGAGAAGGCAGAGCCCGCGATCATACAGGGTTATTGCCGCCGCCTTGATGGATCGAGGCGCAGAGCCAGACGCGCCCCGATAATACACCACCAGGTCGCCCGGCTCCACGCGGTCGAGGGCTTCTGCGATCACCGCCTCCTCGCTGCCGCTGTCGATCCGCTTAATGCGCAGCTCTTGCCTACTCATGGCTGACCCCCGATCATCACCGGCGGCTCACCATCCCGCCAGGCCACCAGATCAGGCCAGGCGTAGAGGATCAGCGCGGCACAGGCCACAAACGCCACCAATAAAGCCCACGCAGGCACGCGGCCAGGATAAGCGCGGCGTGGGCAATCCCTGCCCTGGTTGCAGTCGTGGTTGCATGGTGGGCAGCGCAAGTCACTTGCTCCTCGTGTGCGGCCCGCTGAGTGGCCTTCCGTCTTCTCGGCACATAGGGTCCGTGAATGACTCTGATCGCGCCCTTTGGCCATCTCCTGCTCGTGCCGGTGGATTTCAGAGAGGATCGGGAGCCAGTCCTCGGTGCGCAGCGCCCAGCGCTCATTGACCGTCGCCTTTTGCGCCTTGCTCATGCCCTCCGGCCCCACAAAGTCGCAATTGACAACCTGCGCGCAAATATTGCCGCTGGCGTGGCGGCGCAAGGTAAACTTGCCACGCGGCCCGACAACCAGCACGCCGCCGGGCTCCAGGTTGATCTCCTGCACAATCGGGTCATTCATCGTCGTCTCCTTCCGGTTGCCACCTGGGGATCGCCTTTATCGCTCCCCCGTATGTGGGCGTGATCACTTTCACCTCGAAGCCGTCGCCCGTGCCGCCTTCTCGATCTTCTCGGCCGTAGCCGTGGTTCACCTCCAGGGCAAACTTGGCCCCGTTCGATGCTTCCCGAGCGTAGAGCGCTTCCTCTGCGAACTCCGCGATCCGCATCTTGGCGCGCGCGATGATCGGGATAAAAGCCGCGTCTCTTGGCTCGTCTCCCCTGCCATAGTGCATGAGCGTCACCCGTGTGCATCCGAGTGCAAGTGCAAGCCCTGCCATCGTTGGCGGCACCTGGTATTCCTCCTCGTAGGGGTCGCCGTCTCGCGGGAAGATTTTCCGCCTGCGCGTTCGGCTTTGAAAATACTCCTCGATCCTCTGTTCCAGATCCTCGGGATCGGTGAAGAAGAGCCGCCCGCGTCTTGCCATCATGCCTCTCCTCGTTCTTGCAGTCGCTGCCGCAGATATGAGACCGCTTCATCCCCGACGTTCCTCATGCCGCCCGACCGACCGCTATCAGCGGGCGGGGAGGGAGGGCGGCTTTGCGGACCCTCTCCCCCCTGCACCCCCCTCTCCGTGGTCGTGGTCTTGGTCGTGGTCTTGTCCGTGGTCTTGTCCGTTTCCGTGGTCTTTTCCGTCTCCGTTGTATCGCTAGGGCTATGGATAGGGCTATGGATAGGGGTATGTGATAGGGGTATTAGCAGGGCTTCCCCGAGGCGGTCGAGCGTGCGCGCATCGAGGCCGATTTCCTGCGACGTGAGCATGGGTTCGAGCTTCATTTCCTTGACGATATCTGCGGCGGTTGTGTCGAAACCGCTCATGGCTTCCAGGATTTTCCCGGCTTCGATGTGGTCGCTGCGGTGTTCGCTGCGCTTGAGCCGGAGCGCTTTCTCGTTCCAGTCCTCGCGGCGCTCGAACATGGCCAGGATCAGATCGAAGGCGGCGTAATCCCTGACTGGAGAATGTGGCAGCGCCTGGATGATGCGAACCGGCCCGGCAAGGTGCTTGCGGCTGGAGATCGCGTTGAAGCGGAAGAAGTTGACGATCTGGATCAGCTCCTCCTCGGGATCGTATCGGATCAGCCGGGCCTCGGCCAATTCGATGAAGACCGCGCGAACGTCGGCGGCCGGAACTTTCAGCTCCAGCGCTGCCATTTCTGGCGGCAGGACAAACGCCCCTGCGCTGTTGCCGTGCACCGTGGTGTGCAGGTAGAGGTATGTCATCCGGGCCAGGTCCGAGCCGAGCTGCCGAAACCGCTTGCTGCGCCAGATCGAGCTGGAGATGATGCCGAACTGTCTCACGGGATCACCGCCCTGACGGTTCCGGCACCGCCTCCAGGTGTTGCACCAGGGACGTGATCGCATCGCCCTTGGATTTCCAGAGATGATAGCTTGCCCCGCTTGCACGCTTCATCTCGGTTTCTTTGAGGCTGGAGCCACCGGCCAAGATGATCTTGAGCGCCGCCCCCAGCACGTTGAGATCGGCCGTAAGGACCGGCCCCGCGTTCTGGATCGTGAGGTTCATGTTTCGCTCCGAAATTGCGGGCAGCCATGCGCTGTCGCGCCGATGAACTGTGCCCCGTTCTTTCCCATCAGCTCGTGCGCCTTCACGCAGCGGCCGTAGCCTTTGCCTTGCCTGCGTTCTTCGGACACGTCCCTGGTGGTGAAGTAATCGCATTGCGCGCACTTGCGCCGCGTGCCTATGTCCGGCCAGGTAACTTGCCCCGGCGTGTGCAGCTTCATCCGCTGTTCGAGATCGGTCATTCCTTCTGTGCCTTCTGCTGGAATTGCTCGCGGCGAAGCGTCACCGCGCCGCCCTCCTGGATATCCGGCGCATCCTCGGCAAAGCGCATCGCCGTGACGCGCGCCCGGTTCAGGATGATGCCGAGATATGCCGCCAGGCGCTCCTCGGTGGTGTGCGTCCTGGTCGGCGCGAACTCCTCCACGATCCACCGCGCGACCCTGGGCTTGACCGGGATTGTCACCGTGAAGTCGGCCGGGACAGTCGGCTTCGGTGCCAGCTCCTCCTCGGCGCGGATCACCGCGTCAGTGAGACTGATGTTGCGCTCTGCCTTGATTTCCTGCGCCCTGGCGAGGATTTTTGCGTCTGCGTTCTCAGTCACTTGTTCACTCCTTGTTAAATTTCTAGCTTAGATTTGCAAAATATCTATTGCAGAGGCAAGCGGCATATGCAACAACCATTGTTGCAGGGCGTTGAGCCCGAGCGACAACGGAGGTTCCCAGATGCAATTTGACCTGTTCGACCAAGGCAGCGACAGCCAGCCCGGCGGGCGGCAAACCGATCTGGAGATGCTGATCGAGGAGAAAGCGATGAACCATTACGAACGGAAACAGGAAGCCCGGCGCGAGCGGTTGCTCGCAGCGGCCGACCGGGCAGAGGCCAAGAGCAACGCGGCATACAAGCGGGCCGATATGCGCGAGGAGGTGTCCGGTATCCCCCTCGGCCAGCCGATCCTGGTCGGCCACCACAGCGAGGGGCGGCACCGCGCCGCGCTCCGGCGGGCAGACAACGCGAAGAAACGCACGTGTCTCTGGCTGCGCGAGCTGCCAAAACTGGTGCCGACCGGAACCCTCGACGGCAGCACCGCGCGGGACGAGGTTCACCGGGCCAGCCCCGGTCCTGACCGCTGGAAAGAGCGGAGCCGGTTCTTCCCTGGCGTTGCCGCCGCGATGGCTGACCAGTGGAGTGGATACGCCATGCGGATGAAGCGAGGCGCAGCATGACGCGCGCGCCGAACTACCAGGTGGATCACCTCAAGAACAAACACGGGGCGCGGATCACGCGCTTCCGCTTCAAGACGTTCGAGGAACTGGAGCTGTTCTTCATCGACGAGCTGATTGGCTCCGACATGATGGAGGGCAGCGCCTCGAAAGTGATCGGCACCACCCTGCTGATCTGGGACCGTAACTGAAACCACGAAAGGAAAGACCCCATGCAACACCTGTTTGAGAACATGAAAGCCACCTGCGACGATCTGGCCAAGCTGATGGCGGATCGCGGGATTATCGTCCCGTCGGTCGCAATCGAGGCGCGCAACGGGCACCGCACCGCGCGCGTGATGCTCAACTTCGCCAAGGCGGGCGAAAGCTATCCGGCTCAGTATGAGTTTATGGACGGCGAAACCATTGAGGAGGCCGTGGAGAAGGCCGAGGCGTGGGTGCGCGCCCAGCCGACGGCCGAGGAGCGCGCGCTCAAGGATGCGCTCGACATGACCGCCACGGCGCTGGAGGCCAGCCGCAAGGCCGGTCTCGACACCGGCGAGGGCGCGGCGTTTGTCGCCCAGCTCGAAGCCATGATGAAGCGCTTGAGCGAGAACGCGATCACCGACCAGCACGAGGCAAGCTGATGGCACGCGGCACCGCAACCCACAACGGCGAGGAGATCGAGGTGGCGTTCAGCGCCACCGGCGTTCGCTCCGACTACGGCGTGGAACGCTCGCCAACCTGGATCGAATGGGAGGATATCGAGATCGAGGAACTGACGATCTTGGGCCACAAGGTCGATCCGAAGATCCTGCCCGCCGAGCTGGTGGAGGTGATCCGCGAGCTGGCCGACGATCTGGAATTTGAAGCCGAGGAGCCCGGCGGCCCCGACAGATACGAGGACGATTGACATGGACGACACGACAATGACCGAGGAGATGCGCAAGGAGCGCGCGGCCGCTGCGATCAAGCCGGTGGCATACTTTGAGAAGCTGACCGGCCGGAGTATGGATGGCCTGCCCGAAAGCCTGCGCGGAGGTTATGCGCGCTGGTGGCTGTTCGGCATCCGCGCCGGATCGTTTCTCCAGGCGGTGATCGAGGGCGATCTTTACGCGGCAATTGGCTATTCGGATGACATGAACCGCGCGCGCCTGTTCGAGATCACGTCCTGGTTCTGGAACGAGGGCGACAGCGCCTCGATCCGCTCCAGGGCGACAGCCTGGGGCGATGCTGGCGGCTACTATGGCAAGCTCGCATCGCGCATGAGCGCATGAAACACTGCGCATGGCATGAGTGCGGCCGGGCTTTCGAGCCCGCCGACCCCCGACAGGAGTTTTGCTGTCCCGAGTGCCGCAAGGCACGCGGCGCATGGAAGGCCCGGCGCGGCGGTCCACTGGTGGACATGCTGCTGGCGGGCGACGTGGACGCGCTGATGGAAGCGAAGCGCAAGATCAAAAAGGAGATCGAAGATGCAAACAGAACTGCCTGACGGCATTTACCTGGGCTTGTCGTTCAAGGATTACCTGACCGCGCCGCGTGTCAGCTCTGGCAACCTCACCGACATGATCGAAGGCCCCGCTGCGTATTGGGCCAACAGCCCGATGAACCCAGACCGCGAGGAGCGCGAGGAAACCGAGCCGATGAAGCTCGGCCGGGCATACCATTGCGCGCGCCTGGAGCCCGAGCTTTTCGACCAGCTCTATGTCCAGGAACTCGACGCCGAGGACATGCCCGCGGGCGCGCTGATGAAGGATGCCGAATACAAGGCGGCGCTCAAAGAGGCGGGCGAAGCCCAGGCGAAAGAGGGAGAGACTGTTCTGGAGCGCGCCCAGCGCTGCGCGATCTTCTGCGACGTGCCGACCTGGCACACGCTGCGCGACGAATGGGAGAAGCGCAACGCCGATCTGACTTGGCTTTCGCGCAAGCACATGGCCGAGATCAAGCGGGACGCGGCGCGCATCCGCATGAACCCCGAGCTGGCCGCGCTGATCGAGGGCGGCATGGCCGAGGTGTCGATCCTCTGGACCGACGAGGCCACCGGGATCAAGTGTAAGTGCCGCCCTGATTACATGGGCAGCGATTGGATCACGCACCTCAAGACCTGGGACATGAAAACCGCCGGGAAGCCGGGCAACCGCGCGGTGGTCGATGCCTTCAAATTCAACGGCTACTATCGCACCGGCTGGT